ATCTAATCAGGTTGTTCAAGTCCGTGTTCAGATCGTCAATGTATCCATCACCTATACTGGTCAGGTCTTTGCTGAAGTATTTACTTTTACTAACCCGGTGAACAGCATAGCATACGTAAGTCAGATCTTTGCTGAGGTGTTGATACCTTCAGATCCACGAGTCTTAGTTGCACAGTATCCAGCACCTCCAGGATCCCCTGTGGTACCTGCTGCTGCCCCTCAGTTAGTCGGACTTAGCTACACGACGTTTAAGCGTCCTGTTACAAACATCGGGTCCTATCAGGCCCCTAGCGGACGTGAAGTTCGAGTGCAGTACTATGATGCAACAGTCTGGCAGTGGGACTTGAACTATCAGTATCTGCCTGACGATCAGACAGGTAGACATCCTGGAACGACGGATAGTGACTTCCACACCTTGGTAGCATTCTTCCTTGAGACACGTGGAGGTCAGTTACCCTTTACGTTCTACGATCCCGACGACAATGAGGTGACGGGCACCAGGATAGCAGTGACTGACGGTATCAGGAATGTGTGGATAGTCACGAGAGAGTACGGAGGTGCATGGAAAGAGGTTGAGCCTGTAGGTTACTTAAGCTACGATGAGCCTACAGCTTACCAGCTCCCCTTTGGCCCCTTCCCTACTCCTCCTTATCAGCCTGTCGTAAAGCTGAACGGGGTTGTAATCAGTCGAGCTGAGTACGACATTATTCGCAACGAGTTGGGCAAGCAAATGATACGTTTTCACCAGATCCCAGCAGCGGGTCAGTACCTTACGATGGACTTCCACTTTGTGTTCTTCACACGCTTTGCCGATCTGATACAGGAGTTCGAGGAGTTCGTCAGTAGGATCTGGGCAGGACAGAAGATTACCCTGGAGTCAATGCGGTCGTATGTCAGAGGTTAAGGTGAGCTGAGATGGCGTTTACTCCTCTAATCTACCCCACTCTGAACCTCGCGTTCTCGGTGATCAAACGTCCGATCACTGCAGCAGGCGTTACTCAGGCTGCGAGCGGTCGTGAGACGCGAGTCAGCTATTGGACATTCCCAATGTGGGAATGGGACCTCACGTATGACTACTTGCCGGACGATAGCGGAGGTTGGCAAGCAGGTAAGACAGCTTCTGACATTAAGACCCTCATGGGATTGTATGGCCAAGTGGGGATGCTCACACCGTTCCTATTCACAGACGATGACGATAATCAGGCGTATCACAGCGGGATTGCTATCGCAGACGGTGCAGCGACCTGGTTTACGATCACTAGAGCGTACGGAGCAGGAGGTTTCTTTACAGCCGAGCCTGTAGGGTACGTTAACTCGGGTCATCCTGTTAATGTGTACTTTGACGGAGCACTACAGGATCCGGCTACATGGAGTATTGACTATACTTTGCCTTACAGTCAGAGACTGACCTTCACTACCGCTCCACCTAGTGGAGTGCTCATTACAATGGACTTCTACTACTATTACGTAGTGCGGTTTAAGGACAACAGCCTAGAGTTCGAGAAGATCTACAACCGTCTGTGGTCAATCAAGCGGGCTACGCTGATGAGCTTGAAGGGGGCCTAACAGTGCGAACCGCTACTACAACTATGATCGCCTTCCTGCTCAGTAAGGAGCCGTTCTTCACTGCTGACCTCTTCACTATCGACATACCGATGTACGGTCAGACCATACATATCACTAGCTTCGACATGCCCCTTACGTACGGATCTGTTACTTGGGAGTCTATGGGTCCCCTGCTTACTCGATCGACCTGGAACGTTAAGAACACTCTAGAAGTGTCTACCATGGACATGACTATCATGTCTTCAGGCGACGACTATGCGGCTGGCAACATCAAGACTATGATTCACAACGGTCTGTTAGACAACAGCTCTATCAAGCTACAGCGGGCGATAATGCCTACTCCAGGAGATACATCGTTGGGGTTGGTTGACATCTGGGATGGAGTTGGAGGTAAGGTCAGTGGAGGGGCTCGTGGATCGACCGTAACGTGGAGTAGCCGTAACGTCAAGATGATGCAGCAGATGCCGAAGAATAGGTACGAGATCAACTGCATCTGGCCTCTATACTCTGTCGGATGTACCAGACTGGCTAGCGCATTCACCTTCACGGCTACTGTCGACCACACTACGACTGACGGTCACATCTATTGGACAGGGGATCCTACTGGCGGTAATCCACAGCAGCTTGCACTAGGGTTTGCTACGTTCGACATGGGGGTTGCTACAGGCCAGAGGAAGTCTATACAGTGGGCTGACGGTAGTGGAGTGATGCTAATCTCATCACTGTACGTCAATCCTAGTCCGGGAGATACTTTCAAGGTAACGTTTGGGTGCGACAAAACAATGGGGTCTGGTGGATGCGGGTTCTTTAACAATCTGACCCACTTCAGAGGATTCCCACACATTCCACCTGCATCGTTTGCTATCTAGGAGACAATTGATGGCCAGAATTGGTATAGCACCTCCAGAGTCCATATACGACCCTCATACTCAAACACCTTTCATGCCGGAGGTTGAGCCTATATCCGTACCCGTTACGGATGAAGTAGAGAGCGCACAACGTGAGGCGGTAATTCAGGAGGCTTTGTCATGGAATGGCACTCCGTATAGGCAGCAAGGAGACATTAAGGGGCCGAACGGTTGCGTCGACTGCTCGATGATCCTAGTAAGGTGCTGGGTAGACGCTGGGGTCTTTAAGCCGTTCGATCCTAGGCCGTATTCTCCTGACTGGCATCTCCACATCGGGACCGAGAAGTATCTGGAATGGCTGCAGGAGTCAGGGGTAGAAGTGGAGCATCCCCGACCTGGAGACGTCGTGGTCTGGAGGTTTGGAAGGTGTTTTAGTCATGGAGGGATTGTGATCAGTAAGAATCGGGTCATGAATGCATCACAGCTCCACGGGATCACGTTCGCCGAACGTCTTGATGCTGCATGGCTTACGTATATGCGTGACGGGAAGACTCTGAGGCCTAGAAAGTACTTCGACGTCTGGGCTCGCCTTCGTGAGAAGTACGGGAGCGCTTAATGGCCGGTCTGTTCGGAGGGTCTTCTAAGTCTCAGGCTCAGCCTGACTACACGTCTATGCAGATTCAGACCAGCACTGCTGGTATCCCCATCACTCTGCTGTGGGGTACTAACAAGCTGGCTGGCAACTTATTCTGGGCTGCTAACTTCCAAGCCCACAAAGGTAAGGGAGGTAAGGGAGGCAAGGGAGGAGGTAAGGGTAAAGGAGGCAGCACTACCTATACGGCGATGATCGAATTAGGTCTGTGTGAAGGTCCCATCCAGGGCGTCTTGCGAGTCTTTTCCAACAACAGCGTAACAACTCTGGCCTCGTTGATACTCGGTTTGTTAGACGGATCTAACAGCGCAGGTCCAGGACTAGATGGGATGCAGAATCGAGGGCTGGCCTATCTGTACTCTCCTTACTTCGACTTAGGATCAGCAGCTACTCTGCCTGCAATGAACTTTGAAGTTGCGGGAGACCTTACAGGATCAGTACCAAACACAGGCGTCGGATACGATCGCAGCCACGATGCGAACTTCGCTGACATCATCAAGGACTTCATAGGCAATTCTCGGTACGGTATGGATCCTGACCTTCTTCCATTCGTCGATGACACTACCTGGAACGGCTTTCACGATTACTGTCAGGCTCAGTCCCTGATAGCCTCTCCAATGCTCGACACTCAAGATCAAGCTATGAATACCCTGCAGCGTTGGGCAACTCTAAGCAACACGTGGATATTCTGGACTGGCACCCAGCTCAAGTTTGCCCCTCTTGCCCCCTATCCTATTACTGACGGTGTCGTCAGCTACTTCCCTAATCTGGCGCCTGTGTACGACCTAGGTTATGACGACTATGTATTCGAGTCGTCTGCTAGGGATTCAGACCCGATCATGTACGACCGTATAGACCCACGTGACGGTTACAACAGGGTTGAGATAGACTGTCTGGATCGGAACAACTACTATGACTCTAACCCTCAGTACTGGGAGGATCTAGGATCAATTCAAGACTTCGGACTGCTTCAGTCTCAGGTAGTAGCTGCTACTGAGATATGCGATATCAACGTGGCGAAGATCATTGCGACGCTGGTCGGCCAACGATTGACTACGATTCGCAATACCTACTCATTTAAGTTGGGATATGCCTACATCCTACTTGAGCCGGGAGACCTTCTTACTATTACTGAGCCTAACCTTGGTCTCAACAGAGTATCTGTACGTATCACGGAGATTTCCGAAGACGACAAGGGGAACCTTGACATCAAGGCTGAGGAGTTTCCCTATGCTGTCGGTGCGACTCTGTACAGTATGCCTGTGACTATAGAGATGCCTAACCAGCCATCGTCTACGTTTGATCCGGGATTCAATCAGTATGCAGATCCTGGTGATGTCAATCAGCCTATGATCATAGAGCCGCCCGCCAGCATCACCGGAGGTCCGCCTGAGGTCTGGATTGGAGCATCTGGAGGTCCTAACTGGGGAGGAGCGATAGTCTATCTCAGCATCGACGGACTTAATTACGCCGAGTCAGGTAGAATTACTACTTCTACCCCTCAAGGGCTGTTAACGGCAAACCTTCCAGCAGGAACGGTAGATCCTGATACCACCAATACGTTGTCAGTAGACATGGCTATCAGCGGTATGGATCTGCCTACAGGCATTACACATACCGATGCAGATTCTGGGACTACGGCGAGTCTGATCGACGATGAGGTTCTATCGTGGGGGCACGTTGCACCTAGCGGGCCAACTTCATATGACCTCACCTACTTGCGGAGAGGTCAGTTTGGAATGCCGAACGAGGCTCACGTTCTAGGAGCAACCTTCTCACGCATCGACCCTGGCGTAGTAATGAAGTACAACCTTCCTATTGAATGGGTAGGTAAGACCATCTACGTTAAGCTGACGAGCGTCAATACATTCGGAGGGATGGTTCAGGATATCAGTACTGTAGTAGCATACACCTACACGCCTATAGGCGTAGCGTACGACATCGCTCCTCCAACGTCACCTCTCCTCGTATCGCAGCGTGTTGTTCAGACTGATGGAACGATCCTAATAAGGATGCTCCTCACCTGGACTATCTCAGTAGGTCCGTCTCTAGGTGGGAATGAAGTCCAGTTCTCAAGTAACGGCGGTACAACGTGGGTAGCGGCTGATGTTCAAGTAGGAGCAGCTGCTGCGTCGTATGCCTTTATGCCTGCTCTAAGTAGCACGAACTATCAAGCCCGTGTTCGGGCGACTAGTGCAAACGGACTAGCATTCAGTACTTGGGCGACCTCAGCTATAGTGAACTCAGGCGCACTGAGTGCTACAGTTCCAGCAATGCCTACTGGACTAGTAGCAACGGCAGGTACGGGCCAAGTAGCACTCACGTGGAACGCAAATGCAGTTGGCGATGCTGTCTCAGCATATAAGGTCTACAAAGCTACTGGTCTGTCGCAGCCGTTCTCTAGCGCTACTTTGCTGGCCACAGTTAGCGGAGGGACCCTCGGGTATACTGATACAGGGCTAGCCAACGGATCGACGTGGACGTATTTCTTAGTGGCGACTAACTCTGCAGGTGACTCTACCAATACGGCCGGTGCGAACGCAACAGTTACTGCTCCGCTGTACCAGAACAAGTTCTCGCCGTACTACAGCTTGCAAGCCCGTAAGCCACTTACCATTGAAGTACTATACAGCTTGCCTATCGGCTACAACGTTCAGTTCCCAGCCAACTTCAGCGGCTCACGAGGTGACATCGACATGACAGCCGCTACATCATCTGTCGCCTTTGATGTCCGCAAGAACGGTACTAGCGTGGGAACTGTCACCTTCCCGTCAGGATCGACAGGACGTAACCTGGCTACTTTCTCAACAGTAGGCGGTGCAGTTGTTAACTTCGTGGCTGGCGACGAGCTGTCAGTAGTGGCTGGAGTAACACCTGACATAACGTTCCAAGGGTTCAGCTTCTCACTAGAAGGCCTGAGGTGATCTAATGACCGGCTACACAGACTACTGGGCCAGGAAGGTCTTAGACCATTCTACTGGCAAGACCTCCATCGGTACGTTACCTACGGCCTACATAGGGCTGTTTACAGCTGTAGGAACAGATGCTGGTACTGGTTTCACTGAGCCCAGTACTGGTGCATATGCCCGAGTTACTACGAGCGGTGCTACGTGGAATGCAGCTGGAGCTTCAGCCCCTAGCACAACGTCGAACGTGGCTGACATCATCTTCCCCGCCTCTACGGGCTCGTGGGGCACGATTCTTGGGGTGGGAGCATTCGATGCTCTAACTACAGGCAACCTGCTCTGGTGGGATTACTTAGGCAACTTCCCATGGCTGCCGTTCACTTGTACTCTAGCGAGTCCTGGAGTGTTAACAGCTCCTGCACATGGATTCTCTAACGCCGACTCAGTAGTAGTCAGCGCCGAGTATGGAGGAGTATTACCTGCAACTGCGGGGAGCTGGACAGGACTACTTACTGTGGCAGGTGTGACTGCAGATACCTTTACAGCTGGCGTGAATACTACGGGTACTGGAAACGGATCAGTACGGAAGGTGACTACTACTGTAGTAGGGAGCGCCGCTACAATTCGACTGCCTGGCGGTACTCCAGGTAACCTGATCTTAGTACAGGCATAAGGGGGAGGGGAGAGATCGCACATGCAAGCATTTGGGGACTCCTTTGACCTGTACAACGCAACGGCAGATATGACCCTGAGTTATTGGGATGCCGGCACCGGTAATGCTTCTCTTCAAGCCGTTGGGAGTGGTAGGTTTACAGGCAGTCGGTGTATTAGTTCAGGTAGCGGTGGCGGCCTTTCACTGGTTAAGTCCAGTGGGCAGAACGATGCTATTCATCACATTGTCTGTTCGTATAAGACGGCCGACTCTCTGACTGGCGCTGCAATCGGGTTTAACTTCCAACTGCAAGATGCAGGTACTACTCAATGCTCAGTCTGCTTTCGATCGGACGGAGCTATTGTCTTGCAGAGCGGCACTCCAGGAGGTACAACTCTAGCCACCTACACTACTGCAGTTACAGCGAACAATACCTGGTTTGCATTTGAGATCGAGGTCGTCATCAACAACGCTACCGGTTCAATGACGGTTCGTAAGAACGGTAATACGAGTAATGACTTTACTCTGGGATCGTTGAACACTAGAGGCGGTACGGCGAACAACTATGCCAACCGAATAGCTATCTCAGGACAGAACGCCGTCAA